AAAGACAAGGACATGGATGAAGCCCACAAGGATAAAGACATGGACGAAGCTATGAAAGATGATGATATGGATGAAGCTCATAAAGACGACAAAAAAGACGAAGCAGTAGAGGAAGATCTATCAGAAGTAGAACCAGTTGGCGAAGCTGAAGCAGAGGATGACTCAGAAGAATCTGAGGACGAAGCAGAAGATCATGGAGCCGAAGATGATGCTGATGGAGACGATGAATTAGGAGACCTTACAGTTGATCAATTTAAAGACTTAATCAGAGATATCATTAGCGCAGAAATGGGCGACGGCGAACCTGCAGACGATATGGACGCAGGAGACATTGAAGGCATG